ACCCGAAACACGCGGTGTCAAAACGTGGGCATCGTTTGGGTACACGTCATGTACCCGATTTGATTCAATAAAATGTTTACATTTGTATAAACAAACAAACTATGCCAACGGGACGCAAACGCAAACCAACTGAAATGCTTAAAACCGCGGGGACATTCCGCGCAGATAGGCACGCAAACAAACTTGAATTGCCATTAGGCGCACCGAACCCGCGTGCGGCGATCGGTGAAATATCACGCGACGCATTTGAGTTCGTCGCCCAGCGTTTGACCAACGTTGGTGTGGTATCGGAAATCGACACGTTCGCATTGCAAATGTTCGCGGACGCTTGGGAGGACTACGTCGCCGCACGCGAGGTCATTCGCCGCGATGGGCCGACGTACACCACAACCACGAACACGGGCGATACCATGTTTCGTCCGCGCCCGGAATTGGCGATGATGAACAATGCGTGGGATCGGTTGAAAAAAATAATACCGGAATTCGGAATGACGCCGAGCAGTCGCGCAAAGATTGACGCCAAAGACGAGGTGCAAGACATTGACGACCTTTTGTTATGATTGACGAAATCAAAGCAAACCGCGCGATCAATTTCATCGAACGAATTTGCACGCACGTCAAAGGTGATTTGGCGGGCAAGCCGTTCACGCTGGAGCCGTGGCAACGTGAATACATCGCAAATCTATTCGGAACCATTGGTTCGGATGGATTGCGCCAGTACCGCACGTCGTTTGTGTTTCTACCGCGTAAAAACGGCAAATCAAACCTTATCGCCGCGATCGGTTTGTATTTGTTATTTGCCGACAACGAACCCGGTGCGGAAATCTACGTCGCCGCGGCCGACCGCGAACAAGCGAACGCAATCTTTGAGGTTCAAAAACAAATGGTTTTGAATTCAACGTTTCTTCGTGGCAAATGCAAAATCTACCGAAATAGCATCACGTTAAACGGCACAAATTCGTTTATCAAGGCAATCAGCGCGGACGCATCCACGAAGCACGGATTCAGCGCCCACGCGGTGTTGTACGATGAATTGCATTCGGCACCAAACCGCGAATTATGGGAGGTTCTAACGACGTCCGTGGGCGCACGTTCCCAACCATTGGTTTTGGGCATTAGTACGGCGGGAATCGACCGCGGTGGGTTGTGTCGTGAATTGTACGAATACGGAAAACGCGTGTTGACGGGTGCGATTGACGACCGAACGTTTTTACCCGTTATTTATGAGGCACCGATGGACGCCGACCCATTCGACCCGGCGACGTGGGCAATGGCAAACCCGAACTTGGGTATTTCGGTTCGCACGGAGTATTTCGAAAAGATGGCGGCCGAGGCGAAGGTATTGCCGACGTCGGAAATTGCGTTCAAACAACTGCATTTGAATCAATGGATTTCCGCGTTCGACGGATGGTTGACCGATACCGATTGGATGGGTTCGATTGGGGAAGTTGATTTAGAGGAACTGCGCGGTCGAACGTGTTTTGGCGGGTTAGACCTCGCCGCCGTGTCCGACGTCACCGCATTCGTTTTGGTGTTTCCGATGGACGACGGCGAATTGAAGGTCGTTTCGAAATTCTTTGTTTCGCAAGCGGCCGTTGACCAGCGCCGCGGTCGGGTGGGTGCGTCGTACGATGCGTTCGTTTCGGTCGGTGATTTGATTGTAACCGACGGCAATTCAACGGATTACAACGTGATATTTGAAGTAATGGTTGAACTCTCGAAGGTGTACGACATCAAGTCGGTCGCATTTGACCGCTGGAACTCGTCGGCACTGGTTCAGAAGTTGGTCGAAGCCGGTTTCGACATGGATCCATTCGGCCAAGGTTTCGCGTCAATGACGCAACCGATTCGTGAAATGGAAATATTGGTAAAGAAAAAGAAACTACACCACGGCGGCAATTCAATGCTTCGTTGGATGGTTTCGAACGTTCAAACCAAATTGGACGAGGCGATGAACGTCAAGTTCGTCAAGAATAAATCGGGCGACAAGATTGACGGCGTCGTCGCACTTGCGATGGCGATTGGTGAATTTATGACCGCAACACGGAACAACGGCGACAATGGTTCCGTGTACGACCAAACTGGAATACGATATCTATGAAAAACAAAACCCAAGTGTTTAAAAATCAATGCGCTACGTTGGATTCCTTCAACCAATTGTTCAAGGTTTACACCGACGAGGGCGCACAAAAAATCGAGGCGTACGAAATGTGTGAATTGATGCACGTTTCGGTTTACGGACGCCGCCGATTCACCCAATACCAATCATTTCAAAACTGCCTAAACAATGCTAAAAGACGCGAAACACACGAATGAAAAGATTTCCGAAATCATCGAGAAACTCGAAGATTTGGTTTTGTCCAAAAACACGACGTACGGCGATTCGTTACAAAACCCCGTGCGGGTTTTCTCGAAATCGTCGTCGGTTGAATCCATTTGCGGACGCATCGACGACAAGTTGTCCCGCATTCAAGCCGTCGGCGTGAACGACGAAACCATTGACACAATCTACGATTTGATGGGGTATTACATTCACCTTTTGATTGCGTACGAACGGGAAAACTGACATTGTTCGAAAGTTTTTGTTTATTTATTTGGTTCGTATTGATGCGCCGTGTATTTTATTTATTTATTTATATATCCCTTTAGGGATATATAAATAAATAAATAAAATCAACAACGCGTGTCAATAAATTTTTTCGGTCAATTCGTACGCGGTATGGAATAGGTTTCGTATTTTTGGTGGGGATTCCCGTACCATGGCCGAAACGCAAAACACAATACTTGACCGATTCCGCGGATTGTTCCGCGCATCGCCCAACAACCCGTCAACGTCGTTGGCCAAACCAGCCGAATGGTTGTTTTCTGACGACCGATCAAAAACGGGTGTTTCGGTAAACGAAAAAACCGCCATGACGTTTTCGGCGGTTTGGGCTTCAGTTCGCATTTTATCGGAAACAATCGCGTCGTTGCCGTGGAACGTTTACACGACCGAAGACGAGTCACCCGTCGCGGTGGCGAATCACCCGATGACGAAAATCCTTCGCCGTCCGAATCCGATGATGACGTCAATGACGTTCCGCGAAACGATGATGGCGAACCTTGCGCTTCACGGCAACGCATACGCATTCATCGAGCGCGACGGAACCGCCGCCGTCACCAAGTTGGTTCCGATTCACCCATTGCGGGTTGAAATCAAAGTCGTCGACGGCGAAAAATATTACCACGTTGACAAAAAAGAGGTTTACGCCGATTTCGAAATGATTCACGTTTGTGGATTGTCGTTCGACGGCATGGTCGGTATTTCACCGATCAAGGCCGCCCGCGAAACCTTTGGAATTGGTTTGGCGGCAAACCAGTTCGGCGCACAATTTTTCGGCAACGGCGCAAACGTCGGTGGCGTGTTAACGCACCCCGGACGTTTGTCGGACGAGGCGTACACGCGAATCCGCAATTCGTGGGCAAATTCATACGGCGGTTTGGGCAACGCCCACAAAACCGCAATTCTCGAAGAGGGGATGAAAATCGAGCGCATGACGATTCCGCCCGATCAAGCGCAATTTTTGCAAACACGCGAGTTCCAAGTCGAAGAGGTTGCCCGCTGGTTTCTTATTCCGCCGCATATGCTGGGCGATTTGAAAAATTCCGCCACGCGTGCGAACGTCGAGGAACAAGGTATTCAGTTTGTCCGCAATACGATTCGCCCATACGCCGTGCGTTGGGAACAAGAATTCACGTTGAAACTCTTTGGTTTGGAATCGCCGTTTTTCGTCGAGTTCAACCTCGAAGGTTTGTTGCGTGGTGACATTAAATCGCGATACGATGCGTACGCCGTCGGCCGCCAATGGGGTTGGTTGTCGGTGAACGACATTCGCAAAAAAGAACAATTGCCCGACGTCGAAGGTGGCGACGTGTACCTCCAGCCGTTGAACATGGTGAACGCGGGCGAAGACACAAGCATTTAAAAAAATGGAAAACATTGAATCCCGCGCAATGCCGGGCGACCTCGAATTAGGCGATTTCGTGCGTTGGAATTCGTCAAACGGGTTCGCGTATGGTCGCGTCATTGAAATCGCAATGGACGGCGAATTAGAGGCCGATTCGGGCTTTGTGGTAACGGGTACGCCCGACGACCCAGCCGCAAAAATCCGCGTGTACGAATTCGACACCGAAATCGAGGCATTTGTCGAACAACAACCTCCGTTGAACGTCGTTCATCGTTTTTCCACACTTGAGGAATACGACGCCGACGTTCGCAAGAACGTTCCCATCATGGAGCGCCGTACCACAACCCAACGCGCCGACGTTATGGGTCAAACGATTCGCGGTTATGCGGCCGTATTCAATTCGCCGTCCGAAGATTTGGGCGGGTTCATTGAATACATCGCACCGGGAGCGTTCGACGACGTCATGAACGACGACGTTCGCGGGTTCTACAACCACGATTGGAACTATCTACTTGGTCGCGTATCGTCGGGAACCCTTCGTTTGTCGGTCGACGAAAAGGGTTTAATGTACGAAATCGATTTGCCGAACACGACATACGCCAACGATTTGGCCGAATTGATGCGCCGCGGTGACGTCAATCAATCGTCGTTCGCATTTATGATCGAAGCCGATAAATGGGAGGTCAAAGGCAAACAAAACATTCGCACAATCACAAAGGTTTCGCGTTTGATTGACGTTGCGCCCGTTGTTATTCCCGCCTACCCCGCCGCCACATCGCAACTGGTGTCGCGCGCATTAAACGTTGACGAGGTCGTCGACGTACCACAAACCGAACCAACTGGTTTGGAAGCAGAAAACGTGAACGAGGTCGAACGGCCGAATTTGCGCTCTTTAATTCTACGAATTATTAACCTCAATTCATAATATCATGAATTCAATCCAACTGCGCGAAAAGCGCGCCGCGTTGGTCAACGAAATGAACTACATCGTTGCCGCCGCACAATCTGAAGGCCGTTCGCTGAACGCCGAAGAAAACCAAAAGTTCGACGCAATCGAAAACGACGTTCGCTCACTTGGTGAGAGTGCCGAGAAAATCGAGCGCGCCGAGCAAATGAAAAAGGAGATCGCCGCCGGTCGTGAAGCACGCGCCGAACAAAAGGAGATCACCAAGCGCGAAGCGTTTTCAAAGTACCTCCGCCACGGCCTTGGTGCATTGAACAACGAAGAGCGTTCACTCGTTGAACAACGTGGAACCGACCCACAATTGACGACCCCAGCATCTGCCGGTGGTTACCTCGTTCCCGAAGATTTCTCATACGCCCTTGACGTAGCAAGCAAGTTCACCGGTGAGGTTGAGCGTCTTGCACAAGTTCTGAACACCCAAAGCGGTGCAACGTTGCCTTACCCAAAGGTTGACGACACAAGCGTTGTTGGTGCTATCTTGAGCGAAGGTTCTGCCGACGCCGTTAGCGATATGACCTTTGCCGCTTTGAACCTTGGTGCGTACACCTACACGTCTAAAATCGTTAAGGTTTCTTACCAACTGCTTCAAGACGCCGCTTTCGACCTCGACGCGTTCCTCGTTGACACCCTTGGTCAGCGTATCGCCCGCGGACAAAACGCGCATTTCACGACCGGCGACGGATCAAGCAAGCCAACCGGTATCATCACCGCTGGTTCATCTGCCCTTACGACCGCAAGTGCAACCGCCATCACGGCCGACGAAATCCTCACGCTTATCCATAGCGTTGACAAGTCGTACCGCAATTCACCAAAGTTTGCCCTTATGGGTGCCGATTCTACGGCCGCCGCTATCCGCAAACTTGGTGTTGGTTCATCTAACGATTTCCCCGTATTCGTACCGGGTATGGCCGCTGGAGAACCCGACCGCGTATTCGGTGTACCATTCTACGTCAACAACGACATGGCCGCAATTGCTTCAACCAACAAACCATTGGTTGCCGCTGATTTCAGCAAGTACGTTGTTCGCAATGCTGGTGGTGTTCAAATGCTTCGTTTGAACGAGCGTTACGCTGATTCTTTGTTGGTTGGTTTCATTGCGTACAAGCGTTCTGACGCTGGTGCCATCAATGGTTCTGCCATCAAGTACATCACTATGAAAACTGCCTAATCGAATGGAAATTCGATTCCTCACAACCTTGGTTGGTAACGGGTTTGCATATCGCTCGGGCGAGGTGCATACCCTTACCGCCGAGGCGGCGATGGAGTACGTTGGCGCGGGTTTGGCGGAAGTTATCGCCAAGCCCGCCGCCCAACGGGCTGAACGCGCCGTTCCAAAGTCAAAGACGGAAAAACGCTAAACCATGAACGCACAAAAAACCATTCAAATTGTCACGCCTCCAGCGTCGGAACCATTAACATTGGCCGAGGTTAAGGAATTTTTACGCGTTGACCATTCGGATGACGACGTAACGTTGGCCATTTTTATCACGGCCGCGCGTCAATTGTGCGAATCATACACCCGAATGGCGTTGTTGCCAACGACGTTCGAGGAATACTTTGACGATTTCCCGCAGTATTCGGGCGATTACAAAGACGAAATTCGTTTGTCACGTTCGCCGGTGTCGGCCGTGACCTACGTCAAATACATTGACGGAAACGAAACCACGATCACGGCGAACGCCGCTGATTACAAAATTGACACGATTTCGCGCCCCGCGCGTATTTCACCCGACAACGGATGGTTCGGCACATACGAAACCATCAACGCCGTGTTCGTGCGTTACGTTGCGGGATTTGCCAACGCCGCCGCCGTTCCCGCGCCGTTGAAACACGGCATGATGCTCGTCATTGGCGACATGTACGAAAACCGCACGGATTCCGTGAAGCGTTTGCCAACGGCGTCGGAATATCTTTGGAATCCATACCGCGTTTTCGAATTCTAAAATGAACCCCGGCGATTTCGACCAGCGCATCACGATTCAAAACGTGACGGAATCCGTTGATACATTTGGTCAACGGGTGCAAACGTTTTCCACGTTGGCGAACGTGTGGGCAAAGGTTGAGGAAAAAAGCGGTTTCGAAGGTGAACAATCCGAGCAAATCGTCGCTACACGCAAAGTTCAATTTTTGATTCGTTACCGAAACGACATCAACGAACGGATGCGCGTTGTATACCGCGGCAAAACGTACATGATTGAATCGATCATAAACGACGACGCCCGCAAACATTCAATGCGAATCCATACCAAATTGTCGGACTGATGGCACGGACGTACAAACACAAAGGTGGTGACGTCGGTGGTATCGGCATCGATGGTGCGGAATTAAACCGAGAATTTTCGCGTGTGCTGAACGAACTTTCCAAATTCGCACATGCCATCGACGCACGCGATTTGGGTAAACTACAACGCGACGCAATGCGTATCACGCGCGACGCGATGAAGGCCGAAATTGACAACGCCGACCAAACAATCAAAGTTTACCGCAACGGCGGTTTGTATGCGGAAATCCAACCGGGAACGTTGGCAAAATCAATTGGTATTGGAAAAAGCAAAACAAACAACGCCCGTTTGTTTTCCGCATATTGGGTCGGCCCACGCGTCAAAGGTGCGTTCAAAGACCCCGAAAAAGGCGGTTGGTTCGCGCATTTCATTAACTACGGAAACATCAAGTCGGGCCGGTACGGCGGTTCAAACTTGGGTTTTGCCGACCGCGCCAAAGCGCGCACGATGCAACTGGTGACGGCCAAATTCACGGCCGACGCAAAGGCATACATTGAAAATGAATTCAACAAATCGGTGCAATGATTGGTAAAGTAATCAAATCAAAGTTCACGACCGATGCGAATTTGAATTCGTTGTTCGGGGGCCGTGTTTTTCCGTTGGTCGGCGCCCAAGCGCAACCGACGCCGTACGCCATTTACGAGGTGATAAATAACACGCCGTCCCGAACCAAAGATTCGGATTCGCACATTGATTCCGTCGACGTGCGAATCACGCTTATTTCCACGAACTATTCCGACACCGCAAATGGTATCGATTATGTCCGCGCCGCATTCGTTCGGATGCGCGAAATTATTTTGGACGTTGCCGTTCAAAGTTGTAAATTTGAAGGTGAAAGGGATTTGTTTTCGGACGACGAACGCTATTTCGCCAAGCAAGTTGATTTAACATTTAGAATCATCAAATTATGATCAAAATTGAATTGAAAAAAGATTGGGAAATGATGCGTGAGCGCGTCGTTCTCAAAGGTTCGTTCGTCATGGTTCCGCATCATACGGCCGAACAACTCAAAGCCGCCGGTTTCATCGTTAGCGACGAAGACGACGCAAAACCCGAAATTAAAACCCCTAAAACTAAATAATCATGCCCGCATCTACTGCCATCATGAACGCAACCGACGTACTGATTCAATTCAGCACGGACGGCGTAACTTACGACGAAGTTGGACGTATGACCAACGCGTCATTGTCAATTTCAATGGAAACCCGCGACACATCAACCAAAGATTCAGCCGGATGGCGTGAACTTTTGTCGGGCCAACGCTCATGGTCTTTGTCCGGCGACGGATTGGTTGTGTACTCACTTACGAGTGCCGACGGATATTCCGACCTTTTCGGTTACCTTAACGGACGCACGAACCTTTACGTCAAGTTTGGTTCAACCGCAAGTGGCGAAAAATACTACTCGGGCCGCGGATTCATCACCTCACTTGACCAAGAGGCGGGTGTTGAGGACAACGCAACGTTTTCGTTCTCGTTCGAGGGAACTGGCGTACTTGCCGAAACGGCGAACGCCTAACAATTAACGGGGGCGGAAACGCCCCCATTTTTTCTTTTTTATGGTTGAATACATCGAAACAAACAACAAGCGTTTTCCCGTACGATTCGGGTTCAACGCATTGCGTGAATTCTCACGCGTGACCGGAATGCCGTTGGCGTCTTTGTCAAACCTTCAACACGACATCACCCTTGACCAAGCGATCACCTTGGTTTGGTGTGGTTTCAAAGACGGCGCACGCAAAGACAAAATGCCATTCAAAATGGCGGTTGACGACGTCGCTGATTTACTTGACGACGACAACACAATTTTGGAAAAGGCGTTCGACATTTTCGGTCGGCAATTCAACACCGAGGAAGAAAAAAAATAACGGGCCAAAGCATCGACGGCAACGCCGAATTTGAAATACCTACATGGGACACGATTGAAGCGTACGCCTTTGGCCAAATTGGATTGACGCCGTCGCAGTTTTACGATATGACCCCGCGCGAGTTTGCGAACACGTCGCGGGGTTTTTCGGAAAAACTGCAAGCACAATACCGCGCCGACTGGGAACGGGCGCGGTGGATCGCGTCGGTAACAATTGCGCCGCACACAAAAAAGCGTCTGAAGCCGACCGATTTAATTCGGTTCCCGTGGGAAAATAAACGTCAAGGGCCAAAACGCGTGTGGTCACGCGGTGAAGTCATTGAGGCAATCAATCAAAAGTTCGGCACACGATGAATCTTTCGTCCATTAACCTTCGGTTTTTCGCAAACATCGCCCCGTTGGTGGGCGGGTTGAACAAAGCCGAGCGCGCGCTCGACCAAACGGGCAAAAAATTCGAATCAGTCGGTCGGTCGTTGACCAAATCGATTTCCCTACCAATGGCGGCCATCGGCACATTGTCGGTTGCCGTGTTCAGCGATTTCGAACAACAAATGGCCGAGGTCAAAGCGGTATCGGGCGCAACGGCGGATGAATTCCAAAAACTAAAGGCTGACGCCGAGCGATTGGGTGCATCAACCATTTTTACCGCAAAAGAGGTTGGCGCACTACAAACGGAATTTGCAAAATTGGGTTTCACCGCTGGCGAAATCACGCAAGTAACTGAAGCCACATTGTATTTGGCCCAAGCGACGGGCGAAGATTTGGCTCGTTCGGCGGAAGTTGCTGGTTCAACCCTTCGTGCATTTGGTTTGGATGCGTCACAAACCACGCACGTCACCGACGTCATGGCGGAATCGTTCAACAAATCTGCATTGGATTTGTCAACGTTTGCCGATTCAATGAAGTACGTTGCACCAGTTGCGGCGGCGGCGGGCATTTCGCTCGAAGAAACGTCCGCAATGCTTTCGGTTCTCGCAAATTCGGGAATCAAAGGTTCGATGGCGGGAACCGCATTGCGAAAAATCATTGGCGACCTTGGTACGGGCGCTCAACCCGTCACGGAAAAAATCAAAGAATTGGCCGCGTCGGGAATCACGTTTTCCGACGCGAACGAAGAGGTCGGACGAACCGCACAATCGGCGTTGTTGGTGTTGGCGAAAGGGTCGGCACAAATCGACCCGTTGACCGCGTCATTTGAAAAGGCCGACGGGGCGGCACGAAATATGGCGTCTATTATGGGCGACACCCTTCAAGGTTCAATGAAGGGTTTGTCGTCGGCCTCCGAAGGTGCAATGATTCAAATTGGCGAATTGGTTTCGGCGGCATTCCGCCCGTTGGTTGAATTCGCAACGAAGGTGTTGACGGCGTTCAACGAAATGAACCCAACCATCAAAAAAATTGTGGTTGGTTTTGCGTTGGCCACGGCAACGATTGGCCCCGCAATTCTCGCGTTCGGCGGTTTGGTTCGAACTTTTGCACTATTAAAAGCCGCAATGATGGCGGCAAACCCCGCGTTGTTTGCCGCGGGTGCCGCCATCGGATTGATTGGTTCAGCAATGATGGTGAATTCGTCGGCGATGGAAGGCGCAACCGGTCAATTGATTCGACACAATGCCGAGGCGAATTCGTTGATTGCCGTCATCAAAGACGAAAACACATCGCAAGAGGTACGCAACGCGTTGATTGACAAGTTCAACGCCAAGTTCGGTTCATACATCGGAAACATCGACAAAGAAAAAACATCAATTCAAGACCTCGCAAAATTCCAAGCAACGTTCAATGACGAGTTGGCGCGGAAAATCAAAATCGCTGGCGCTGAAAAGGTGTTGACGCGTGAAATGGAAAAGGCCGCGCAAATCCAAGCGGATTTGATTGACCTCGAAACACGCCGCGTTGAAGCCCAAACCAAATTGCAGAAAATCCAAGCGCAGAACGACCCCGCGCGAACGGCGGATTTGGAATTGAACTTGATGCGTACGATTGAAGACGTCACCGAATCAATTGCTCGCAAAACCAACCAGTCGAAGGCATTGACAAAGGAGGTCGGGAACCTTCAATCAAAGATGGAAAAAATGAATCCATCGATGGAATCGGCCGCGACCACAACGGCCGCCGCTGGCGATGCCGCCGCAAGTACATCGGGCAAGGTTAAAAAATTAAAGGAAAGTTACACCGATCTAAACGCCGAAACCGCGCGATTGGCGTCATTGCAAGGTCAATACCTCCGCGAGATGGCGGCGCAGACCGACCAACAACTAAAGCAAGACATTCAGTTTTTGCCCGCAATGGAACCAATCGACATGGAGGATTTGGTCGACCCCGTTGTGTTCCAACAATTACCCGCGGGATTTGCTAAACTCAAAGACGCGGCGATGGATTTGAGCGCAAGTATTTCCGGCGCAATCAACCAAGCGGCCGTCAACTTTGCGGTTGGTATCGGTGAAATGATTGGCGCCGCCGCCGCCGGCGGTGATGGAATCGCAAGTTTTGGAACCTTCGCGTTGCAATCGTTGGCGGGTCTGCTTCAACAAGTCGGTGAAATGGCAATCCAAACCGGTATTGCGTTGCTCGGAATCCAAGTCGCGTTGAAAACATTAAACCCCGCAATCGCCATCGCGGGCGGTATTGCGTTGGTTGCGTTGGCGTCGGGAATCCGCACGTCACTTGCAAAAAAGGCGGGTGCCATTCAAGGCGGCGGAACCATTCCAGCACTTGCCGAAGGCGGTATCGCCACGGGGCCAACACTTGCATTGATTGGTGAAGGTCGTGGCCCCGAAGCCGTCATTCCGTTGGATAAACTCGAAGGTATGATGGGCGGTTTTGGCGGTCAAAATGTTGTAGTTACGGGGCGTTTACAAGGCGCAGATTTATTAATTTCGAACGAGCGCGCATCGCGCGAACGTTCACGCTACCGCGGGTTTTAACAAACACAAAATCAATGGCAATTCGTTTATTTTCCGAATTCAAGTCCGACAACGGCACCCAATACAAAATCGAAATTCACGACGCCAATTGGTTGGCGGCGGCAACGGAATTCAACGTTGATTCGCGCGGTTTTGATTTAACGTACGAAGGTGAAACCGACGACATCGTTTCGCCCATTGTAGGGTCGAAACTAACGTTCGGCGCGTATTCGGCCAACGGCACGTTTGAAACGTTCATTGACACGCTGAAAACGTTCCAAGAAAACCGCTTTCAACTTGCGGTTCGGAAATACAACGGAACGTCGTACGATTTATATTGGGCGGGATGGATTACGCAAGACCTCGTAAACGTCGAAGACGCGTCACAACCCTACATCTACGAAATCACGGCAACCGACGGCATCGGTCGTTTGGCGAACATTGATTACGACGACAACAATTCGGTGAACGAAACCAACGGGTTCAAGGTATCGCGCATCACCGACGTTTTGAAAACGTCATTTGATAAAATCGGAACCGCTGGTTTGTGGGGTTCGTCTGACGTGTTTTTTGAAACGTCGGCGGATTGGTGGGAAACCAACGCGCAAACGTATTCAACGGCAAACGACCCGTTGGCAACGCAAGGTTTTGACGTTCGGTATTTCCGCGAAAAGGACGACGACGGGAACGACGTTTATTCATCAACGCTGGAAATACTGCGCCAAGTTGCAACGTTGTACAACGCACGAATTTTCATGCAAAACGGACGTTTCGTATTTGAGCAATACGGAAACCGCGATGCCGCATCGCGTTACGTTTCGCGGTACACAAAAACCGCCACGCACATTGGTCGTGTATTGGTATCGGACGACGTAACCATTGATCAAAGTATAAATGGCGCACGCCGTGCGGGTAACAATTGGAATTTTCTACCCGCCGCGCAGTTGGCTAAAATTCACTACGTTCAAAGATTCCTCAACCCGTTCAACGCATTTGGCCAATACCGATTCCGTACCACGAACACGTCATATACCGCTGGCTTCATCGCGGGCGGTTCGGGAATCCAACTGAACCTTGGTTCAACGTCGTTCAATTTCAAAGTTGTCGGCGCACCGACCGCGACGTCGCCGATTTTTCCCGTGTTCAAAATTCGAATCCGCATTCAAGATTCATCGACGGGAACCTACTATTACTGCAACCGAACGTATAACGGGTACGCCGCGGGCGGCGCAATGTTTGGCATTCCATCGTGGTCGACCACATCGGGCGAATACTTTTTTGACTTGCCTTCGTTTTTCTCGTCGGGAACGGCGGTTGTGAATTACCCCGTTGCAATCATTACACCCGATATTCCGGTAAACGGCGAATTGGATTTCGTGTTGTCCCTTCACGGCGTATTCCGCGCGGGAAATGGCGCAACGTACACGCCAACGCAAACGCCGTTGTTCGATTCAATCTTTGTATTTGGTATCGAAACCAATGGCGCAACGAACGCACCCGGTGCGACGTTCTCGTCAACGAACAACGACACGTCGGTTGATTCGAATTTAACGATTGACCTTGGCGACGTAGTGATCGCGGACGGCCCGCGTCAATCGGGACATTTGGCCGCATACAACGGAACCAATTGGTTGGGTACATCGGATTGGCGCAAAGGTTCAACCGGTACGGCGTTGCCGATTTTGAAACTTTTATCAAACGAAACGTTGGCGTTGCACGTTCGACCGATTGAACAATATAACGGAAACGTAATAGGCACGTTTTATTTGGGCCAACGAATCGTGTTCGATTCTGAAGCGTACTTGATGACGGGCGGAACGTTTGCCGCAAACACCGACGAATGGTCGGGAACGTGGTACCGAATCCAAACCATTCGTGCGTCGGTTTCTGAATTGCCCGAACTGCCGGATTTGGTTGCACGAAACACGATTGCATCGGCCACAACGTCGGGCGTATCGCCAAACGATATCGTGGGCGGACGTATTTCGGGAATGGATATCGATATTGAAAACGAAAAAATCGGCCCATTCCAACAAACCTCAACGGGCGCCCGCGTCAACGGAACGATGAACGTCACGGGCGACGTTACGTTGGACGCTGGTTTGGACGTTGACGGCGTTTCGCAGTTCAACAACGACGTGAACATCACGGGGTCGGTGACGTCTACGGGGCCGCTGACGGGCGAGTACGTTCAACTCGATACGACGTACAACACAACACCCGTTCAAGGGCAAATCGTATGGTCGCAAGACGACGGCACAATCGACGTTGGTTTGAACTCAAACGTTGTGATGCAAGTCGGACAAGAGGAATTTTGGTTCGTCAAAAACCAAACGGGTTCGACCATACCAAAGGGGAGTGCGGTTCGCGCGGCGGGTACGCTTGGCGCATCGGGCCGCATTTTGGCCGCACCAATGGTGGCGGATGGTTCTGTTCCACCACGTTTCTTTTTGGGCATCGCGGCCGAAGATATTTTAGACGGCGGCGAAGGTTATGTGACGACGTTCGGTAAAATACGGCAACTGAACACGTCGTCGTTTACCGAAGGGGCGGTATTGTGGTGCAACCCCGCCGTTGCCGGTGGGCTGACGTCTACGGAACCCGCCGCGCCAAACCTCAAACTTGCGGTGGCGTTTGTTGTACGTTCGAACGCCACAAGCGGTGTTTTGGCCGTTCGTTCAGAAACGGGATCGCGTGTGTCGGATGCGTCCGACGTGCAAATCACATCGGTCGCCGACAACGATTTGTTGCAGTACAACACGGCGACGTCGCGTTGGGAAAACGTCGCGGGAACGACGACAAACATTGGTGAAGGGACAAACCTTTATTTCACCAACGCACGTTCACGCGCGGCAATTTCCGAAACCATCGACGGCATATCGTACAACAACACGACTGGCGTGTTTTCGTTGGATGCTGGCCGCGTCATTGTCACCACAACGCAAACGGGTGAATGGGACACGGCGTACAACGACCGCATCGTTTCCGCGGCCGTAACGGGTACCACATCGAAGACGCTGACGCTGACGCAAGGCGACGGCGGAACAATCACGGCGACGTGGTCGGATTACGACACCGCACCGGTGACATCGGTCAACGGGCTGACGGGCGCCGTCGTGCTGACGACGTCAAACATCGGTGAAGTGACAAACCTTTATTTCACCGACGCCCGCGCACGTGCGGCGTTGTCGGCTGGTGTCGGCATATCGTACAACAATGGAACGGGTGTCATAACGAACGCCGCACCCGACCAAGTGGTGGCGGTTACCGCGTCAACGGGAATCGCCGTAACGGGGGCATATCCGAACTTTACCATTGAGAACACCGCGCCCGATCAAGTGGTTGCGTTGACGGCATCGACGGGAATATCGGTAACGGGAACATATCCGAACTTCACGATCACGAACACCGCGCCGTCGTCGGGCGGAACCATCACGGGTGGCGGCACGACGAACTATTTATCAAAGTGGACGTCGGGTTCGGCGTTGGGTAATTCGTTGGTGTTCGACAACGGAACCAACGTGGGTATTGGGACGGCGACGCCGGCAAAGAAACTTCACATTAAAGGTGGTGACGATGATGTATTATTTTTAGACAATGGTGGGCAGCGATATACCACGCAATACTTTGCAAACAACGGAACAACAAAAGCACTTTTGGCTTGGGACAATACAAATTCTCTTTATAGTATTGGTTCGGCAGTAGCATCAGATTTTAATTTTCTAACTGCAAACGCCGAACGTATGCGTATTACAAATGCCGGCAACGTCGGTATTGGGACGACTGCGCCAGCAACACGCCTTCACGTCGACGGAAGCGGTCACGCACTTGTCGTGTCAAACGACACGGGAAACCGCCGCGTTTACATCGGTACCGATTCAACCGGCGAACCGAGCATTCAAGCAACGTTGTCAAATGGTACGGCGCGTCAATTGAATATCAATCCCGACGGCGGCAACGTCGGCATTGGTACTACGTCGCCCGACAAAAAACTCGTTGTAACTGGTGACGGAACTGGAACTGCAAAGATTGGTATTGCTGGTTTTACTGGTGGAAACTACACCGGTATTTCATTCAATGGAACGTTAAGCGAAGGCAATTACAATATCTTATCGTCGCCAACTGACCCAACGCTTTACATAAACCGACCAACTGGTTCCTCAATTCAATTTCGTCAAAATAATGTTACCCAAATGATTATTGGGGTTGACGGAAACGTCGGTATTGGTACGACTTCACCATCGTATAAATTACACGTAAATGGCGCATTCGGAACCAACCCCGGAGCGTATGTTTCCGGTGATACTTATGGAATTTTGGGCGTAAGTAAAGGCATTAGTAATGCGAGTGCTGGCGTTAATTATTACCAAGGTAGTACGCAAAAATGGTTCACGGGTGTTTATGAAAATTCCGACAACTATGGATTTTATTCGGTTGGTACTGCTGGATTCCCAATGGTTATTCAGTATTCAACCGGCAACGTCGGCATTGGTACGACGGCGCCGGGGGCGAGGTTGGAGGTAGTCGCTGGAAACACAACATCAATAAGTGTTAGAAGTGGCAATTCGGGTCAATATTCTATTTTAAGTGTTGGAAGAACGTCAAGTGATATAATAATTGCATCGGCTGCTAGTTCGGGACAATTTTGGACTGGTTCCGTCGCTGGAGATGGGTGGGTTGGTTCTACAAATGGAACATTGTCGTTAGGAAATGATACCACTGGTGTAGCAAACTTAACAATTAAGTCGGGCAACGTCGGCATTGGTACGACGGCGCCTCAAGTAAAAACACATATTTACAACCCGACAGACATATCTCTCGCGTATGATGAAAATCAATACGGGCTATGGATTTCTCAAACGAGTACATCAAAAAGTTTAATTTTAGGATATAGCAACACTTTAAATGCTGGAATTATCAATGCCGTACATAGTGGCGTAGCGTGGAGGGATATACTTATTGCGACTAACGGCGGAAACGTTGGCATTGGGACGACATCGCCGGGACAAAAATTAGACGTTGCTGGAATCATACGGGCAACATCTACGAATCCATTTGTCATTCGTGCCAAAACATCATCCGGTTCTGATTCTCGCATATCATTTGAAGATCCAGTAAACGCATCAAACGACTCCGTATGGGTTGGTTCTACGGGACACAATCTAACATTTGGAGCATTCTATGATGAACGTATGCGAATCACGTCCGCTGGCAACGTCGGCATCGGAACAACCGCACCAACGAACATCATTCACGTCGTCGGTGTTCCGCGTTTCGATTCACCAAGTGACCCGCCGACATTGTACAACGCTGGCGTTGACGTTGACCGATACTACGGAACCAACGAAGGCACATTGACGTCGCCCGAGATGTGGTTGAAGATTGACATTGATGGCGTCGGATATTTAATACCAGCGTTTGAGATATGATAAAGGCAACCAAACAATTGATTGAACAAATTGAAAAGAACGGCGGTAAAATTATACCAATCACCGCCGAACATTTGAAAACTATTCGTAAATTTATACCAACCGAAAAACCGCAAAAATGACAAATTTCATTTGGGACTGCCGCACAATCGATTGTTACCCAACGATGGGCGAACTCGCCGACGTGGTGTACAACGTGCATTGGCGATTCACTGGAACCCGTGAGGTCGACGGCAAAACCTACACCGCGACAAACATCGGAACGCAAATCGTACCGACCGAGGGAATCGAAAATTTCATTCCCGAAAACGAATTGACAAACGAAATCGTTACATCGTGGGTCGTTGCGGCAATGGGTGCCGAACGCGTTGCCGAACTTGAAACGTCAATCGACGCTCAAATCGACGACCAAATCAACCCGAAATCAATCACACTCACAATTGGACAAAACAATGGCTAAAATTAACGACGAACAACTGAACGCGCTGAAGGCGGCCAAAGGCGAAATGGATAAAATCCAAGCCGAACTCGGAATGATTGCGTTGATGGAATTACGCAAGGCCGTCCTTTTGCAAGAATACGCCAAGCGCGAAACCGCAATCAACGAAACCATCGAGGCCATTAACGCCGAACACGGCGACGGGTCTTTGGATTTAGAAACGGGCGAGTTCACGCCAGCGGCGCAGTAATGCCATGACACGGGGCGAACAAACTGGTTTGGCGTGGGGTTCCACGATCGCATCGTGGTTGACAATTGAAATCAACCCCATTTTGTCGGCGTTCGCATCGTTGTTCGCCATCGTGTTGTCGTTGATGCTTATTTACAAAGCGTTCCTCGATATTCGCTACCGGCACGAACGACGCAAAAACGACAAACAATGATTGAACGATTGTTTCGCAATCCGAAAACCACAATCATTGGTTTGATTGTTTTGGTCGTTTCGTTTTTGTTCGTTTGGTTCGGCAAAGCGACATTAAGCGAACTGGGGATATTCATTGTTGGAGGGTTCAGCATGCTTTTTTTAAAGGATATAGACAAAGTAGATGGCGGCAAAAGTTAAGGCAACGGCGTCGTCGACGTACGTTTCAAAATCCCGTAAGCGTGGCAAGCACGCCAAATCCGTGAAGCACGGAAACAAAACGAAACCATATCGTGGGCAAGGCCGTGCGTAAACTCGACCGCATCATTCTGCATTGCACCGCGACACCCGAAGGTCGCCACGTTAGCGTTGACACGATTCGCAAATGGCACGTCAACGATCGGGGTTGGCGCGACATTGGGTACCATTTCGTTATTTACTTGGATGGTTCGGTTCACGTCGGTCGACCTATTGAACAATCGGGGGCGCATACGTCGGGACACAACGCCACAACCATTGGTGTGGTGTACGTCGGCGGTTGCGACGCGAAAATGAAAGCGAAAGACACCATGAACGACGCACAAGAAACGGCGTTTGTTAATTTGGTTAAGCATTTGCGTGATGAATACGGCCCGCTAACATTGCACGGCCACAATGAATACGCCGCGAAGGCGTGTCCGTCGTTTAAAGTAAAAGAAAAATTCGGATGGCTCGTTGGATACTGACACCTTTGGTGGTGATTCCCGCCGTCGCCGTGATGGCGTCGTGTTCTGCATCGTGGCACCTCGAACGTGCGATTGCAAAGGATCCGTCGATTGTCAAACCAACGGCGGTTCGGTTCGACACAATCGTCGTCACAAAGGAACGAAAATTGACCGACACGATCGTGATGAACGACGTCGATACGATAACGATTGAACGCGACCGCGTACGAGTGCGTTTGGTGCGTTCTTATGACACTTTGATGGTCGAGGGTACTTGCCTACCCGACACGATAAAAATCGACGTTATACGCGAAATTCCGCAAGTCGTTCAACCGCGTCGTTGGCGTGACCGGTTCAACCTTTGGTTGTCGGTTGTGCTTTTGATATTCTCGATTGCGTTTGCCGTGTTCCGCTGGCGACGTCGGTGACCATATCGTTGACGTCACCGAAATGATATGCCCGACCAATGTGTCGGGTTTTTTTATGCACAACGTCAACCGATGGGTTGAAATTCGTTCGCCTTTCGTGAACCTTTGAGTTGACGGAACCACATTGTTGAAATGTTTTTTTGTATTTATTTGGTCGGTATTGATGCGCAGTGTATTTTATTTATATTTATATATCCCTAAAGGGATATATAAATATAAATAAAATCAACAACGCGTGTCAATAAGTTTTGAGGGCTTGCACAATTGGTTTGGTTTTGTATATTTGCACCCGAACAACAAACAAATTCAAACGTCATGGAAAACGAAAAAGATACCTACCTCGGCAAAGCGATGATTCAAACAATGGTTTCGACCATTCTTTTTTTCTGCGCCGTGTCACACGAACAAATGGTTTGGACGATCGCACTTGGTACCGCCGGTATCGTGTGGGCATCGTTCGCGCACCACAACTTTAACCAATACGAACGACGCGGGTGACGTTTGTTTGTTTGTTTCTTAAATTTCCGAACCCGCGAACGCGCTGAGTGTGCGTGTTGACCCCGCCCGTTAAACGGCGGGGTTTCTTTTTTGTGGATAAATTGAACAACGTTTGTTTGTTTTGTTGAAATGTTCGTAGTATGTTTGCAAAGCGTAAACAAACAAACGCACTATTAAACATGAATACAAAACCCGATTTCAACAAAGGAGTTCGCGTCATTTTGGCGGGAACAACACAATGGGCGCAACTGACGTCCAAATCCGGCCCCAACCAAATGGCGGGCAAGTACCAAGCCGATTTAATGCTCGACGCCGCAAGCGTCAAAACATTAGAAGACCTTGGTGCGTACAAGTTCGTTCAAATCAAAGGACAAGACAATGCCCCAAAATACGAAGTACCAGCGGTACGGATTAAGGCAATGAACGTCCCGAACGTATTTGACACGCACAAACAAAAGTTCGACGACTACATCAACAATGGGTCGACGATCAAGGCGAATTGCGTGGTGAAGGCATACGACTACAAAGGCAAAAAAGGTTTGTCGGTGTGGGTCAATGACGTCATCGTGTTGAACGCCGTTCAGCGTGACGGCGGTTCAGCACCCGCTGATTTTTGGGAGGGTGTAACCCCGACCGAACCAACGTTTGACGCACCAACTGCAACGACCGAATCAAACGATGATTTCCCGTTCTAACATCGTTGACCGGTTGCAATACGCCGAATGGGTGGTTCAGTTCGCCGAGAACTGGGCCGCCTTGCCGGCGGGCGCAATCAAAGGCAAAGCGCGAATGGACGCGGTGAACCACGTTCGCAAAATGGTCATTGCGTATTGCTATTGGGAAATAGGTTTGTCGCAAGAACAAACCGCCAAACTGGTCGGGCGTAAACACCCCGCCATTCACCATCAATTGCGTGTGCATAACGAATCGCACCAAACGACTGGAAACACATTGCGTCAAACCGACCCCGTGTATTGCCGCGATTATGAAACGTTCAAAGTGGATTTGGAAATTCAAACCCGCGAAACGGACATCGAGTATTTAGAATCTGAAATCAAACGTCTGAACCAATTGGTTCGGGCATTAAAAGAAACAAAATGACCATTGAAATCACTTGGAAAAACGAAGACGCGTTTTTCATTACCCCTTCGGTTGCAGTATTTGCCGACCCCGACACATACTACCTCGTCACATCGTTCACATACCTTACCATTTTGGTTGCGGTAAATCGGTGGAAACGATGAAAACCAAACCATTTTTGCCGTTGTCGTTTTCGTCCGTCAAGGAATTTGCGAAATCGCCAAACCATTTCCTCGCCTACAAAAACAAACAACGCGAAACGACCGCCGCAATGACCCGCGGGTCGGCGTTGCACACGTTTGTTTTGGAACCCGACGAATTCGAAAAACGATACCTCGTCGCACCCGACATTCGTCGCGGCACGCTGGCGTGGAAAGAGGTTGAATCCGCCGCGGGCGATCGTGAAATTCTCAAAGATTCGGAATTCGAAATCATTGAACGAATGGCGGCCGCACTTTGGGCGCACCCCGCCGCGTCCGATTTATTCGCGCAAGTGACCGCCGTCGAGCAGTCCTTTGAATTTGATTTCGATGGCGTCCCATACCGCGGGTTCGCCGATATGGTCGCACCGACGTTCGTTGCCGACCTAAAATCCACGCAAGACGTTTCCGAATCCGCATTCAAACGATGGGTGTTCGGCAACAAATACCATTTGCAAGCGTCGTTGTACTGCCGCGCCTTTGGTTTGGATACGTTCTACTTTGTTGGCGTCGAGGCGAATTCGCCGTACAACGTCGGCGTATTTCAAATGGACGCCGCGTCGATTGAATTTGGTATATTTGAACTAATACAATTGACCGAACGATTCAAACAATGGGACGGGATGCCCGCGAACTACACGAACGACGTCGTCGTTTTAACCCCGCCGCAATGGCTGACGTTGAACAACGATTGAACCGCGTTGCGGAGTTCGCCGAACGTGCGCGCACGTTGGCCGAACGTTGGGAATCCGACGAACTGATCGCGCTGTCGGACGACATCGCCGTCATGGTCGCATTTTGCGAAATGAACTTGCCGAATTATGCACTTACCCACATCATTAGCGGAACTGCGCCAGTTCGCAAAGAAACACAACGCGACGAAATATGCCCATATTCCCGAATCGGCGATACCGACGACGACGTTCACGGATAAAAACGCAAACGGCCTTACGAATGCGATCATATACGACATCGTCAACGTTCGCGGTGGTGCGGCATACCGAATCAACAACGGGGCAACCTACGACAAAGCGCGCAACGTATATCGTGCCGGCGTCACGAAACGCGGTGTCCCCGATATCATTGGTGTATTGGATGGGCGGTTCATCGGAATCGAGGTAAAAATCGGAACCGACCGCCAGTCACAATACCAACGTGAGGTTGAACGTGAAATAAACGCCGCGGGTGGCGTGTATTTTATCGCAAAAACGTACGACGATTATGCAAGACGAATCACCGAGGCGACGCGATAAACAAAACGGCGAATGGGCTGAAATGCAGTTCGTCGCCGACGCGATGCGCTACGGGTTCGAAGTATTCAAACCCATTGGCGATTCAACCGCCGCCGACGTGATATTGATTTGGGACGGGCGACCGATCAAAATACAAGTCAAATCGACGTTCACCAATTTGAACGGAAAATCGAAATGGAACATCGGCAAAGGTTGGGCGACGAAAAAACGATATACCGACGACGACGTTGATTTTTTGGCGTTGTACGACGGGAACATTGATCGGTGGCGGTTTGTCCGGCCATCTGAAACAAACGGACAAAAAACATTTAGGGTACTGCAAAACGAAACAAACAAACTGGACAACTGGAATGACCTCACAACAACACGACGTCGTTGACATCGCCCGCCGCTATCTTGCCGCGGGATTTTCACCCATACCATTGGTTCGGGGTGACAAACGCCCCGCACTAAAGGCGTGGCAACGCTACGGAACCGAACCAATTAGTTGGGGGGACGCCGAACAATTATTCACGAACACGGATTCAATCGGCATCGTATGTGGGTACGATGGTTTGGAGGTTCTCGACATCGACGCCAAGCACTTTGACGGCGACGAACTGACCGAATTCATCGCGGCCGTTGATGCCGAGGCACCGGGGTTGCGTGCGAAAATGACAATCCAAAACACGCGGTCGGGTGGCCAGCATTGGATCTACAAATGTGATTCCGTTGAAGGGAATCAAAAACTTGCCCGCAACCTCAACGGCGAAACGACGTTTGAAACACGCGGCGTCGGCGGTCAAATTGTGGTGTTCCCTTCGCCGGGATATTCGATGCAATCCAAAATCACATTGGTTCAGCGAATCACAACCGCCGAGCGTGAAATCTTATTCCGTTGCGCCCGTTTGACGTCAACGGCACCCGCGATTGTCGCCGTGGCGCATGAACAACACATTCGCAACGAACAAACATCAACGACGCCGTGGGGCGAATTCCGCGAAACACATACGGCGTTGGAAATCCTCGAAGCGAACGGATGGCGCGTCGTCGGGCAAAATGCAAAATACACATATTTGAAACGCCCCGGTGATACGGACGCCAAAACGTCGGGCGTTATATTCAACGACACCGGTTTGTTTTGGCCGTGGACGACGTCAACGGATTTTGAAGCGGAAAAACCATACGACGCATTTCAATGCTTCGTGGTGCTGGAATGCCGCGGGGATTTTAAAGAGGCATACCGCCAGTTGAACGAACGCGGTTTCGGGGCATCGTACAAATTGGTCGACAACGATTCGTTTGAGGTGGCCGACCAACCGACCGAAGACGAAATGCTGGCGGCATTGATGGCGATGGAGGTCGATTCAACCATACCAGTTGAACGCCCGCCCGTAGCCGTTGACGTGTTCACGGGTTTGGAATCGTTCGTGTTGGGTTCGTTGGGCAACTTTATTTTGATTCAAGGAAAAGCGAAGTCGCGCAAATCGTATTTGGTTTCCGCAATCGCCGCGGCCGCATTGTCGGGCGGTGTCGTTGCCGACGCATTGCGCGGGTACATCGGCGACAAAATGGTGGTGTACATCGACACCGAACAAGGTGATTGGCACGCCGCACGGGCAAAGAAACGCATTCTCACAATGGCGGGTTTAAATCCGAACGTGAACCACGAACGTTTGAAGTATTTCAAATTCCGCGGGCTGGATCGCAACGCCGAACGTTTCGCGTTCGTGGAATTCGCATTGTCCCGCATTCCCAACGTTGGTTTGGTCATCGTCGACGGCATCGTTGACCTCGCGTCGAAGGGCGTCAACGACGAAGAAGAGGCGACCGAAATCGCATCGCGGTTGTTGAAATGGACGTCGGATTACAATTGCACATTGGTTGCGGTTTTGCACGAAAACAAAAACGACCGGAACGCCAAAGGGCATTTGGGTGCGTATTTGGTTCAAAAGGCGGAATCGGTCATCGGTGTCGCGAAAAACGAAACGGATGCGTCGTGTTCGAACATTACGCCCGAATACACCCGAAACATTGAATTTCCCGCATTAACGATGCGCGTTGGTATGGATGACACCATTTCGTTGACCGAACACGTTGAATCGGATTTTTACGAACTTGACCGCGTATGGACGCCCGACGATTTGCAACGCATCGCGAAAAAGATTGATGGGAAAATGAAAACGGAAATCGTGCCGTTCATTCGCGACACGGAATCGGCCAAGCAAAAGGAGGCGCAAAAGGCGTTCAACCTTATGCTCGACCAAGGTATCGTGACAATGACCAGCGGGCGACCACAACGCGCCGCGTACAACGACCACAACGACGAACTTGACACACCATTTTGAATATGACATTCGAAGAATCATTACAACACGAAATCGACGCAATGATATTGTTGTCGGATTTGCACGGGTGGCGAACCATTAAAACGCCACGATACGCCCGCGTTGATGGTTTGGTACTGAACCATGACGGCGATATGTTGGCCGTGTACGAATTCAAATCGCGGGAAATGACGTTGGACGAATTGACCACGATGGGAACGTATTTGGTCACGCATCAAAAATTAGAAGACGGATGCGATGCCGCCCGCGTGCTGGGCATTCCGTTTGTTTTAATCGTCTACCTCATTGGTTCGGAAAACATCGTTTCGTTCAAAGTAGCCGACGCCGACGGGTCATTGTTGATTGACTACGACGTCGCCCGTACCACAACGCGAAAGAACGTCAACGGGGGCATTGTCGAACGATACAACGCGTTTATTCCGTTGAAACATATGCGAGTGCTGAAATGATTTTGAACGGCCTTACACGCGAAGAAATCGAACGCGCTGGTTTGGGTTGGTTGTTGGTTGACACGACCGAGGACGACAAGTTGATTGCCCAAATCATTGAACGCGTCATGACGATGGACGTCGGGCAATGCGTACCGATCAAAGACCCGTCGAAGATTCCGCACATCAAAGCGGCGAATCGGTCGGCAATGGTTTACAATGCGCTGGAAATTGACGAGGTGAACAATACGTTGACCAAGGTTCGGGAATGCCGAATTCATCGGATGGCGCCGTATTTGGGGCGAAAGCCGGCGAAGATTGGTTGAATTTTTCTCAAATTTCATGCAACGTGTAACGATTTTGAATCATTTTGGCATTTGTACTTGTGTATTCAACATTTTGTTGTACATTTGACTCAAGAAACAAAAACAAAAACAAAACGTCATGAACAACGCACAAATCAACACCATCGCCGAAAACAAAGAGTTCATCGCCGCTTGCGCCAACTTTGCGAAAGAATGCGGAATCACCGCCGCCGATTGGAATGCAAACAAAGGACATTTCGTCGGAATGATTCTCGGAATGGCAAAGGTTCACGGATTCGAATTCTAAACCAAACGGGCCGCCTTCGGGCGGCCTTTAATCATTCAAGGAAATGAAAACGGAAATCCAACAACTGACCGAGGCGTGGTCGTCGTACACCTACCCCAAATCAACCGCGGCGTTTTACGATGCGGAAAAGGTTTTGCTAAAGTTCCACGCCAAATACGGAACCATTGACATTCCAACCATTAAAGAATTGATTCGATGAACCAACTGCTCACGCCATTCGAAAACGCCATCGTGCGTTTGCATCGTCGCTACCTTGTGGGCGACAACTACCGCGCCGCCGCGCGTTTGGTAATCCGCGCGAAAATGCAATTCAAATTTACTTTGGTTCGCGCACTACAACAACAACTGGACACGTTCACGCCCGAACCGCGGTGCGTCGTGTGCAACTGCAAAAACACCCGAACCAACAACGAAACGTGTCAAGATCATGAATAAAGAAACACCCCGCCGCGGTTTCACCGAATGGTTGGAACACATTGGTTCGGTTCACCGCGCAAACAAACCAGCCGTTGAACGTGCGTTGCAACGTTTGGCGGACGACGACCAAGCGGCGGCCACGCCGCGACGGGTCGACGACCGCACCAAAGCATTGTCGTCGGTGGTCACAATCGACCGCGCGTTTGATTGGGCCGCGGTCGAAGACGAACTCAACCGCCGAATGGACATCATCGGGACGAACGGAAACAATGGTGAGCATTATGCCTAATATGCCCGAACGCAAACAACGTCCGTGGTTGACGGGATCGGGGTTCGACAAAGGACGCCGAAACGCCAATTCAACGTTTTACCAGTCGGCCGCGTGGCGCAAACTGCGTGGTATGTTTATCCGAACCAATCCCGTGTGTATCGTGTGCGGTCGCACCGGTGCCGTCGTCGACCACATCGTTCGCGTTAATGACAACCCCGACCTCGCGTTGGCGTGGGACAATCTGCAAACAATGTGTCACCCGTGCCACAACTCTAAATCGGGGCGTGAGGCGCATACGAAATGAATGGTACGCGTTTCACATACGGCACCGCGAAACCGGCCGCGTTCACGTTATGCGGTTGCAGTTCGAACGCCGTACGCGACACGTTCAACGATTCATTGATGAACTGCCAGCGTCGCTGGAGTACATCAAACACGAACGCGCGGAATGATGCGGCAACACATCACCAACCGCGGTTTGGAATTATAACGATGAATAAAAACACCAAATGACCGACATCACCAAATGCACGGGCGACGGATGCCATATGCGTGGAACGTGCTACCGATACACGTCGCCGTCGTCGGATTATCAATCGACGTTCCTTTCGCCGCCGATCGTTGACGGCAAATGCGAAATGTATTGGGGCGAAACCGCGCAATCCATATTCAACCAACTGAACGACGTCGTCGGCGCAATGAACTGCGACGAATGCGGCGGGTTCGGGTACCACAAAATGAGTTGCTCACACGTCAAATGAATCACACAAAGTGTCAAACGATAACGCATCAAAGTGTAAAATGCAACCACAATTCCTCGAAATAATCGAAGTACGAAACGGCGGTGGCGAATGGCACACGCGCGTGTTCGTTGGTATGGACGATACCGGTTCGCATTACCTCGTTGCCCGAACGTATGACGACGAATGTGCGGCCGCGTTGGGGACGGAATACCGAACCACGGCGTTTGAACAAATGCGTCCGATTGATGGCGAGTTGTTCAATTATTTATAGGTAGGGGGGGTGTAAATCAAAACGTTGAACGCACGATTCAT